AGCACTAGAAAGATCTCCAATAGAATTTTTTATACCCTGTATACTAACAGAATTTCTAATAAAAGATTTTCTATTCAATTTTATACTTTCTATTGCCATATTATGATGCTGTTACAGGTAAAACATTAAACTGTTGATAAGCAGCCCAAACATAAGTATTAAAAGTATTTGTTGCTTTTATAACAGGCCAATCAATGGCAGCTGCATCTACTCTTGAACCATCAGCAGTTTGTTGCTGGTTTTCAACTTGTATAGGAACAACATTAATATTAACTCCAGACACTTCTGAATCACCAATATTTTTATCAACTCCCTCCCTTTTATTAATCGGAGTAATAATCTCCTGTTTCTTATCTTTTGCGGTAATTGTTGCTGGTGGTTCAAATGGTTCATATTTTCCTTCAATTTCATACTGATCATTTAATCTATAAAGATCTTTACCTATCCTAACAATAGCATTTTCAGCATTTGAAAATGCATTAGTAGGATCAAATTCTGGAAATGATGCTATAGATTCATTTGTTGTAAGATTTCTTATCTTATCATCATATGTATTTTTAAAAGATGCTAAATCTTTTTCAAATTTTGTATCACCTTCACTACCATCAGCATAATCATCTCTCTTTGGTCTCTTACGTTCAATATCTGTCAACAAATCCTGATTGGTTACATCAGTCATCAGTGCAGGTTGAACGTCACCTTTCTGCCCGTCACCCGAAACCCCACCATCACTATCACTATCACTATCACCTGTAGTTGATGGTGATTCAACACTCTGACCTGGCATAGGTGATCCCAATACAATCCAAGGGACCAGATTCTTGACCCATTTTAAGATATTAATTCCTATAGTTCTTAACCAACGAAATGGACTACTTAATAATACTTTTAAATTAAGGGACTTTAAATTTCTACCAAATCTAAAAAGTCCAGCAATTATACCACCTACACCAAATTTAGATATTAATACTATCCCACCAACAGCAAGAAGAATCTTAGCCGTATTTCTTAAAGTACTTCTTAAATCACCAAAATTACGATTAACTATTGAATTCATAGTAGTAATAAAACTACTAGTTAAAAAACCAAGAAATAGTTGTCCTAAAAATCCAGTTACTCTACCTAAAATACCTTGTAGTTTTCTACCAATTCTTTCAACTGGTGATAATAAAGCATTTCTTATCTTATTTTCAATTGCATTTTCCTTACCTTCTCTAAGACCCTGTTCTGCTAAAGTTGCTTCTCTTGCTAAACGAGCTTGTTCTCTTTGTCTATCTAATGCTCCCTGTATTGCTAAATTATCTGTTAAAACTTGTAATGAATTATTTAATGTGGATACTTGACTAGCAATACCACCTAACTGATCAGTAACTACTGAAAGTTGTAAGGAATTCTGAGTTAATAATCTACTATTAGCAATTTGCTGAGAATTATCTACTGAACCTTGTACAACACCAGCTCCAGTAAAAATACTAGAAGACACTGTTCTCCTAACTGCTTGTATTCCTCCTGATATTGGTGATGCTATCTCAGCCATTTTGTTGTTGCTTTAAATTTTCTTCTTCAATATATTGCTGTAAGAGTGAAAGATAAATTTCTCTTTCCCACGGAATCATATTTTCTAGCTCTGTCAAGCTATATTTATGATGCTGCATTAAGGCAAAATTTATTTTATAGTATGACGCAAGATCTTCATGTGCCATACTTACCTGAAAAAACTCTGTAGCCCCTCTAATACAACTTCATTTTCCTTTTTAGTATTAGGATTAACAACCTTAACTATATGAGATAATTTGGGCATAGTTTCAAAAAATCTTTCAATATCTTTAAATTGTTTTGTATTTAAAGATCCAATAAAATCAGATAATTCCTTCTTAGTACAATCAGATGCTGCCCAAGATTCCTCTTCAGAATAAACTTGATCTACACAAGAAGCTATTAAAGAGAAAGTATCATCAACACTTATATCTTCAGATGTCGTAGCAAAATTAGTTTTTATAAACTCATTCATAGAAGGATATTTCATCCGTAAAGTATGAACTCCATCCAAATCAATATCTGGATTATGATCTTCACTTATTTGAACTTGTATCTCATCCAAACTAATAGTTGCTGGAACCTTTGTTTCTCCATCATCAGGACAAGTTACCATAACTTCAACTTCTTCACCAACAGATTTTCCTCTAATATTAAGAAATAGATATTCAATATCAAAAGTAGAAAGTTTATCTACTTTAACTCCTCTTGTTGTAATACAAGCAGTAATAACATCCTTTACAGCATTAGCAATTGCTTTAGTATCTTGACTTTCCATTGCTAATATAAGAACTTTCTCTTCTTTAACTAAAAATGGTCTATACTTAACTTTCTTTTTTGTTGAAGGTATAACCAACTCATATGTCGGTGTCGAAATCTTTGGTAAAGGCATAATAATTGCAATTCAGTAATTATATTTATAGGGTATATATGAAGTTATTTTAAACGATAGTACTACTCATAGGAACATCACTCCATCCACCTAATGATCCATCAAAAACAAAATCATTAGTTAAATTAGAACCATTATTATTACTACCACTAGAATTAACATCAACTTTACCTGTTGGAGTATTAATTAAATAAGTATCACCACCAAGTTGAGACTTTATAACATCAGGGAAAGTATATGGTCTGTCATTATATACATTTGATTTTTCAAGATCAACCCCCCTATCTACTGCTGCTGTAGTAGATTGTCCACAAATATAACGATCATAACTAAAGCTACAAGTTGCTTTTAAAACTTGAGAATTTTGATAAGCAACTCTTGTTGAATTTAACGATAATGGAAATAATCCAATAAATTTATATTCTAAAAATTGTCTATAATTCTTCTCAAATTTAACTATCCTAGTTTCATTAGATTTATAAACTTCTGGATATCTCATCTTAAAATGATAAGTCTCAGTACTATTAACATCTTCTGGATTAGCACCAGAAATATATTCCATCCAATGCTCTAAAAATTTTAAAGACTTATATAAATTATCAACGTAAAATTCTAAAGTTATTTGAGTATAATTTCTAGTATGAGCAAATCTTTCTACAACACCTTGATAATTACCAACAACATCAACAGAAGCAAGAGCACTTCCTGGTAATGAAGCACTACTACAAAGCAAACCTATTTTATCACCCATAAATCTAAAATCAACTCCCTTCCTTCTAAGATGATGACCTAATGAATATCCATCATTATTAGAATGTGGTGGTAAAGCAAATTTTACCAAATAAGTAGATGACTGTGAGACATTTTGAAATGTCGGTAAGATTTGAGAAATCTTTTTGGGGATTGGTGCTGGCACTCTAAATAGTCTTATTATTATATTCTATTTAGATGGCTTATAAAGGAAAATATTATCCAAAATTTCCTCATAAGTATAAAGGAGACCCAACAACAATAACCTTTAGATCATTATGGGAAAGAAAATATATGAATTGGTGTGATAAAAATGCCAATATACTAGAATGGAGTAGTGAAGAAATCATAATACCCTACATATCTCCAGTTGATAATAAGGTTCATAGATACTTTCCAGACTTTTATACAAAGATAAAAGAAACTGATGGAAAAATAAGAAAATATATCATTGAAGTAAAGCCATTAAAACAAACCCTTCCTCCAAAGAAACCAAAAAGACAAACTAAAGGATATATTAGAGAAGCATACGAATATGCCAAAAATCAAGCAAAGTGGAAAATGGCAAAAGAATTTTGTGCCAATAGACAATGGGAATTTAAAGTAGTTACTGAAAGAGAACTTGGAATAAAATAATGGCATCTTTCATCACCAGTCAAAAAGAAAAACTTGCAAAAGCAAGAGCAAGTCGAAATAGAATCTCACATATACTTAATGATTTGATTGGTACTGAACATCCTGATGACTTAATGATGTCTATAATAGAATCATTAACAGAAGGTAGTAAAACACCATCGGAAGGAAAATATTATGTATTCTTATATAAAGCAAAAACTCCTAACATAAGATATGATCAACATCCAATGGTAGCAGTTACTGACGTTTTTGAATGGGGGTTTCGTGGAATCAACTTTCATTGGAATACTGTAAGGCAATATACATGGAATGAAATAATAGGTGGTCTATATGAAATAACACATTCTGAATTAACTGATCTTGACGGTATACCTTTTGCAAGATTTCGTATAAATAGCTGATAATAATAAAATAAGGTCGATAAATGGTAGCATCTATAGCCGAAGATACTTCAGAAGATAGTAGAGAGATTGGTGATCTCGTTGAATCAAAAAACAATAACCTAAAAGAACCAGAAAAAACTTTAACTAAAAAAACTCCAGTATACGTATATCCAATAAAAAGAGACGTAAAAGAAACTGATGATTTTTTATTAATAAAATCAATAGAGTATAGAGCTCCTGGTGAAGGTGAGGGTGTTGGAATAGAAGGTGCTGAATCCTTAATAAGAGGTGAAAAAGAAGGAGATTTTAAAGGTACTGGTTGGTCTATCAGAAATGAAGACTATACTGATAGAATAACCGATCCAAAAAGAAAAGATCTGAATAAAATAAATTATTATATTGAATTACCAATACCCCAACAAGTAAATGATAATAATGCTTGTATTTGGGGTGATGATACTATGAATGTTTTTGAACTAGCAGGATTAGCGGTTGGTAAAGCAATGATTAAAAAATTTGAAAATATTAGTGATGCTATTGCATCAGCCAACAAAATATCACAAAATATGAATAATCTTCTGTCACTACCTATATCGGCAGGAGCTAAAGAAAATTTACAAGCTGCCTTCGCAGGTGCTGCTATAAACCAACTAGGTTCCAATGTTAGTTTTAGATCAGTTCTATCCAGATCAACAGGACAAGTATTAAACTCAAATCTAGAATTATTATTTCAAGGAGCAGCATTAAGATCCTTTCCATTTGATGTAACCTTTTCACCAAGAAGTAGGAAAGAAGGAGAGACAGTTAAAAATATAATTAGAGCATTAAAAAGATCAATGGCTCCTAGAAAAGGTTCTGGAGGAAATACTCTAGATACAAAAGGAAAATTCTTTTTACAAGCACCTGATCTATTCTTATTAAGATATATGAGACGTGGTAAAGACCATCCATTTTTAAATTCATTTAAACCATGTGCTTTATCACAATTAAATGTTAATTATACTGGAGCAGGTACATATTCTACCTATGGTGATTCTACTCCCGTTAATATTCAAGTAAGAATGGTATTTAAAGAAATCAACCCAATATATGCCGAAGATTATGATTCATCAGAAGCAGGACCAGGAGTAGGATACTAATGGCATATTTTAGAGAACTACCTAATGTAGCATACCAATCACCACTAATTAATAAAACATCTTCAAGAGAATATGTAATAATAAAAAATATATTTCGCAATACAAAAATACTAGATCATATAAGCGATAAAGCCGTACTATTCAATAAATATCAAATTCATGATGGAGATAGACCTGATACAATAGCAGAAGAAATCTATGGTGATCCTGGTTTAGATTGGGTTATTGTACTGAGTGCTGGTATTACTAATATTAGAAATCAATGGCCACTCAACAACCAAGATCTCTACGAATATGCTTTAGGTAAATATGGAGACTCACTAAATGACCTTCATCATTATGAAACTACAGAAGTTAGAGACCAACATAACCGCCTAATATTACCAAAAGGTATAGAAGTAGATAGTAATTTTACAATAGACGGTCCAGGAAAACAATACAGAGGTATTAATGATCCACCAGTTACTTGGAGATCTATACGTGAATTAGAAACTATTACACTTACTCAAGACACTTTAGGTGGACCATCATTAATAAATGACATTGCGATTTCCCTAAGTAATTGGCAATATGAAACAAGAGTTAATGATGAAAAAAGATCAATAAGAATATTAAAAGTAAGTTATCTAGGACAATTCCTAGAAGACTTTAGAAGAATCATGAGATATGATAGAAACTCTCAATATATCTCTAAGAAACTAATTAAAACAGAAAATACACGTTTAGTAGATTAATTATTGATCTTGAGTATTAGTTGATGGGAATGCTCTTCCTTGTCCGTAAATTATTCTTACACATCCAGAAGCACCACCCTGTCCACCACTCCAGACTCTACCACCACCTCCTCCACCAGGAGCTTGATTTTGGTTGTTATTACCCCAAGGTGAACCACTAATATAAGATCCAACATATCCATCACCGCCAGAACCACTAGCACTACTACCTTCTCCATAGGGATGAGTTCCACCACCATTATAGGAATTACTGCCATTCTCGGCACGGCCACCACCGCCACCACCGCCAGTTCCACTAGCACCATTATTACCGCCAGAACTATTTCCACCGCCACCACCAGCTCCTGAGTAGCCGCCAGCACCACCGCCACCGCCTCCTCCTCCACCACCATTCGCATCTCCTCCATCACCACCAGATCCACCAGATCCAGTTAATACTACTCCTCCATTACCACCACTATTACCATTTGCTCCTCTTCCACCTTGAGCCGAAACAGTTTGAGAATCTCCACCAAACTGGGAGTTTCCACCGTGACCAGCTTGACTATTTCCATTTACTCCACCACCGCCACCACCTACTGATGCTGTATAAGTATTTCCTGGTGTTACTGCAATATTATTCATCCAGGCGAGAGCACCGCCACCGCCTCCTCCACCACCAGGTCCAGTATTACCAGCAGCACCACCGCCACCACCAATACATACGACAGAAACTAATGTTACATTAGCAGGGCAAGTCCATAATTGAGTACTTGTAAATATATCTTGTCCAATTACATTAGTATTTGAGGTATCAGCTAAAGTTGCTGTATTTGACGTAGCAACAAGAGCATCGGATGATGTAGTTCCTCTTCTTATTTTAATACTAAATGTCTCACTACCCTCTGCTGTATAATCAGCAATGGATGTAATGGTAAATGTTCCAGAACCACTACTAACGGTAAATGTTCCACTATCAGCAGACCAATCAGAACTGTTAGTAGATGATGTATCAATTTCCCAATAAAAGCTTGTAGAATCAGCAACTCCAGTAGTATTGAGAGTACATGTCTGAGATGATCCCTCACTCATATTTGATATAGAGATACTATAAGTAGTTGGATCTGTTTCGGTAATAGAAGTTACTAAATTATTTGAATCATAAGATACTGCCCATCCCTTAGTATTTCCATCAAATGATTCATCATATTTCGTTACTAATCCATCTGCATTATATACAAGATTACTATAAGATATACTATCCAATGTAACAGAAGTTACATTATTATTACCATCTGTACTAATACCAGTTGCTCTATCAAAAGGCTCTACAGGACCTAGTCCTCCACCACCACCTTTTCCTTTGTTGATGTATAATCCTATATAACGACCCATTTATAGAAAGCATTTTTTAATATTTATCATAAAAAAGACCCACCCGAAGGTGAGTCTTCCCAATATTCAGTCTCTCTTGGATCATCTTTCGGATCCCAGTAGAAGAACTTCATCTGGGATAACCTACAATGTTTAAGAGGCTTGATTTTCATTAACTTTCCGCTAATTTAGCAAAGTATGATAATGCGTCATCGTCATCATCTGAAGTAGATGCTTTAGATACAGATTCCACTGTCTC